GTCCTTGCAGGTGCAAGAGATCGTCTACGACCCGCGTGAAGCCGAATATCTGATGCAGTCCATCAGGGAGCAGGTTTCCTGTCCCATCGTTGAAATGACCCAATCCGCCGCATCCCTCTCTGAGCCCATGAAGGAGTTCGAGGGGGAAATTTGTGCGGGGAAGTTATTTCATAACGGCGACCCTGTACTTCAGTGGGCGGCCGGAAACGTGGTCCTCAAAGAGTCGAGGAACAAGCTCTACTACCCGGCCAAGCAGAATGTGCAGAGCAAGATTGACCCCATCGTGGCCGCAGTGATGGCCATGGCGCGGGCGAAGGCTGGGGCGGAAGAAATCGGCGACCAAGGATTCGTGGAGTTGTGATGTTCTGGAGAAAGAAAAAGCCTGACGAGGACTTGGCGGCGAAGGTGGCCGATCTGGAATCGCGTCTGGCGACGATCCAGAACAATATCCCGCTGAACGACTATGAGGCGTTCCTCGATATGGTTCATGGCGGGCCGTACAACTCTGTCCGCGCCGTTGACCCGCAGAAAGCTATGCGCTGTTCCGCAGTTTTTGCGTGCGTGCGGCTCATTTCCGGTGCCATCGCGTCGGCCCCGCTCGTCATCTACAAGCGCACCGCGACGGGCCGCGAAGCCGCGAAGCACCCGCTCTATAGGATGCTCGCCATGCGCCCAAACGAGCACATGACGGCCAGCACGTTTTGGAAGCTCATGGCCATGCAGAAGGTGCTGAATGGCAACGCTTATGCGGCCATTCTCCGCGCCAAGGGGTCAGGAAGGCCACTGTCCTTGGTCCCGTTCCGGTCATCTCGCGTTTCCGTTTACCAGGCCTACGAGTTGCATCTTGACGAGAAGTTCGGCGTCGATCCGCATCGCCTTTACTACTCCGTCATGTGGGATAATGGGACGCAGAGCGTCTTCGACCGCGAAGACATGCTGCACATCCCGAATATCAATTTCGACGGCAAGAAAGGCATGTCCACCGTGTCGGCCGGGGCGCAGGCCATGGGGCTTGCCCTGTCAGCCGAAGAGAGTGCCGCCAAGCTCTTTGAGAATGGCATGGTCAGCCAGTTGGCCCTGACCTATCCGCAAAAGCTCTCCCCTGACGCGCAGGAGCGACTGCGCGCCCATCTTTCGAGCCGCTACCAGGGGACGGGGAACCACCACAACCCCCTAATCCTGACAGAGGGCGGGAAGGCCGAGAAATTGGCCCTCAATGCCGAGGACGCCCAGTTGCTGGAGACGCGCCAGTTCAGCGTCATCGACATCGCCCGATTCTTCGGCGTTCCCCCGGTCATGATCGGTGAGACGGAGAAAACGTCCTCCTGGGGGTCTGGCGTCGAGCAGATGGCGAGGTGGTTCGTCATGTTCACGCTGAACGACCACCTGACAGATTTTGAGCAGGAGATTGAGGCAAAACTCTTCCCTAATTCCGACTTCATGGCCGAGTTCGACGAAACGGAGCTTACGCGTGGCGATACGAAGACCCGCGCCGAATATTTCAAGGCCGCGCTTGGCGGCACGCAGTCGCCAGGATGGATGACGCAGAACGACGTGCGCCAGGCCGAAGGGCTCCCGCCCATGGACGGCGGCGACAAACTGTATGTGCCGCAGGGCAAAGGAGAACAGGATGCTGAAAAGCAAACTGATGCAGCTATTTAAGGACAACGCCAAGGCAGGCCAGGGCGTCCGTGCCGAGGCGTCCGACAACGAGGCGACCATCTACCTCTATGACGCCATTGGCGACTGGTACGGGGTCAGCGCGAAGGACTTCTGCAAGGAGTTGGCCGGCATCGATGCCGAGACGGTCCATCTGCGCATCAATTCACCTGGCGGCGACGTGTTCGAGGCCCGGGCCATGGCCACGGCGATCAAGCAGTGCGGGAAATCCGTTGTGGCGCATATCGACGGCGTTTGCGCTTCGGCAGCCACCTACGTTGCCCTGGCGGCCGCGAGTGTTGAAATGGCAGACGGCTCGTTTTTCATGATCCACAAGGCGTGGGCGCTGTCTGTCGGAAATTCCGACGACCTCCGCGACCTGGCAGCGCTGCTCGACAAAGTGGATGACTCCATCGTCGCCGACTACGTGGCCAAGACCGGCAAGTGCGCCGACGAGATCATGGAAATGATGACCGCAGAAACGTGGATGACGGCCCAGGAGGCCCTGAGCTTCGGCTTTGTGGATTCCGTGTTTGACGGCAAGGTTGAAGACTCCGCGCGGTGGGATCTTTCTGCTTATGAGAAGACCCCGGCAGCGCTCATAAAGCAGCAGGACGAACCAGTCTATGACCGCGACCGTTTTGAAAAAAGGCTTTTCCTCGTCGAGAACGCGAGGGGATAAACCGCAACATCTTGGCCCGTGCCGTCATCGGCGCGGGGATACACTCATGGAGGAAAAATCATGAGTCTCCAGCATCTCCGCGAAGAGCGGACGGCTAAGGCCCGCGAGTATCGCAACATCCTGGACTCCAACCCCGGCAAGCTCTCCGAGGAAATCGTCGCCAAGCTGGACGCGCTGGAAACCGACATTTCCGCCCTGGACGAGCGCATTGCCCGTGAAGAGCGCGTCATCCAGTTCGCCGCCGAGGAAGTGGCCGCCATGGGCGCCGCCGAGCAGGTTGCCCGCAATGCCGGCAAGGGCAATCTCGACGCCCGCGCCCTGCTCGACAAGTGGATGCGCGGCGGTGACCGAGCCATGTCCGCCGAGGATTGGACTGCCATCCGCAACACCATGAGCACCACGACTGACTCGCAGGGCGGCTACACCGTCGCTACAGAGGTTGCGTCCACCGTGCTCGACGCGCTGAAGGCATACGGCGGCATGCGCAACGTGGCCACCGTCATCCGCACCGCGCAGGGCAATCCCATGTCCTGGCCGACCTCTGACGGCACCTCCGAGACGGGTGAAATTCTGGCTGAAAATGCCAGCGCCACCGACGCTGATCCGAGCTTCGGCACGAAGACCTTGCCTGTCTACAAGTACAGTTCCAAGGTCGTCACCGTGCCCATCGAACTGCTTCAGGACACCTCCATCGACATGGAAGCATTCGTTCGCGGTCGCATCGCCCAGCGCCTGGGCCGCATCACCAACACCCACTTCACCACTGGCGACGGCTCCAGCAAGCCCACCGGCCTGATCGGTGCCGTGTCTGTCGGTAAGACCGGTGCTGCAGGCCAGACCACCACGATCATCTACAACGACCTCGTGGACTTGGAGCACAGCGTTGACCCGGCCTACCGCACTGGTGCCAAGTGGATGTTCAACGATGCAATCCTGAAGCTGATCAAGAAGCTGCTCGATTCGCAGAATCGTCCGCTCTGGTTGCCCGACGTTGCCGGAAACGCCCCGGCCACCATCCTGGGCTACGGCTACCAGATCAATCAGGATGTGGCGACCCCTGCCGCCAGCGCGAAGACCATCGCGTTCGGCGACCTGTCCAAGTACGTCATCCGCGACTGCCTGTCGCTGACCTACTACCGCTTCGACGACTCCGCGTTCGCCAAGAAGGGACAAGTTGGCTTCCTCGCCTTCATGCGCTCCGGCGGCAACTACATGGATGTCGGCGGCGCGGTGAAGGTCTACCAACATCCCGCTTCCTAAACCCTGAAGGGGCGGCAACCCCGCCCCTTTTTTTGAGGTCCACATGATCATCAAATGCGACAAACACATTGAGGCCAGCCTGGATGATGGCTTGACCGTCACGGCGTTCGAGCCTGGCGACCGCATCGAGGTGCCCGACTGGGTCGGCGAAATGGCCGTCAAGCATTACGGCGCTGTCATCGTCGAGCGGAAAAAGAAGTCCAAGGAATAGCCCATGCTCAAACTCGTCACCGCTCCCACTGTCGAGCCCGTCACGCTCTCCGAGGTCAAGGCGCACTGCGTCATCGGTCACGATGAGGACGATGCTCTGCTGGCCATCATGATCAGCGCGGCACGGGAGCATGGCGAGTCGCTTACGGGTCGGTCCTGGGCTCCAAAGACCCTGGAAGTGGTCCTGGACCGATTCCCGGTCAGCGGAATTGACCTTCCTGCCTCTCCCGTCACGGCAGTTACGTCCATCAAGTATCTCGACGATGACGGCGCGGAGCAGACGATGCCCGAGGCTGGCTACTATGTGGACACGGAATCCCTGGTTGGCCGGGTTGTCCCCGCCTCGGACTGGCCCGAGACTGCCGACAGGCCCAACGCCGTGCGAGTGCGGTACGAGGCAGGCTTCCCGGCAGGGAGCATGCCCTCTGCGCTGAAACAATGGCTACTCATCCGCGTGGCGACCCTCTACGAGCACCGCGAGGCGCTGACGATGGTCAGCAACAACCGACTCGTGCTGCCCATGGATCGCTCATTCGTGGACGGGCTTTTGGACCCCTACACGGTCCTCGGGGGCATGTAATGATTCGCGCCGGAAAGCTCCGTCAGGTCATCACCTACCAGGCCAAGACCGTCACCGTAGACGAATACGGCGGCCCGGTGGAGGCGTGGGTGGACTTTGCCACGGTGCGGGCCAGTGTCGCGCCGCTGATCGGCAAGGATCTCATGGCCTCCATGGCGGCGCAGTCAACGGCGGAAATGCGCATCAATCACCGCTACCTGCCGGGCATCACCTCGGCAATGCGGATTGTGTGGAGCGGGGCGGAATATGAGATCGTGGGCGAACCTGCCAACGTGCACGGCCTGTCCCGCGAGATTGAAGTCTATGCCCGGAAGGTCGGAGGTGGCGCGTGACGACTGAAAGCACCCTCCAGGCTCTACTCTCGCCTCTGGCGGCTGGTGGATGCTGGCCTGTGGCCAACACGTCGGCGACCATCGTTTATCCCTACATCGTGTTCTACGAGATCGTGGGACTGCCCGAAGCGACCCTGGACGGGTACGCGGGGCTGACCGCGAAACGGTTTCAAATCGACTGCTTTGCAAAGAGCTACGGCGCGGCCAAGGCGATCAGAAAGGCGGTCAACGATGCCATCAAGGCATCAACCCTCGACAACTTGCACCTGTCCGAGATGGACGGCGAATATAACCCGGCTGTCAAAGACTACCAATCCATAACCGAATTTTCAATCTGGTCCACGGACTAGGAGGATACCATGAGCGTCAACGCGCAACTCGCACGCGGAACCAAAATCTTCATCCAGGGCGTCGGAGGCGCAGCCAAGAACATCACCGCCGCTGCCATCGGAAACCCGACCATCCTGACCAGCAACGCCCACGGCCTCAAGAACGGCGACATTGTGGCCATTGCCGCCATCACCGGCACCCTGGGCACCGATGCAACCAAGGGCCTCAATGGCAAGACCTTCGTGGTCAAGAACGTGACCACCAACACCTTTGCGGTGGAAGTGGATTCAACCGGCCTGGCCTACACCTCCGGCGGCACCGCGACTCCGTCGACGTGGACGCAGGTCAAGGAAGTGAAGGGTATCAATCCGGCGGGCGCTCAGGTGTCCACCGTGGACGTGACCGACCTCGACAGCGACGCCATGGAGTACAAGGCCGGGCTGCCCGACAACGGCACGCTGTCCTTGGAAATCAACATCCTCGAAAGCGATCCTGGCCAGGCGGCGTGTCTCGCAAAGTTCCTGGCCTCCGAGAACGTCAACTTCAAGGTCGAAACCGCGTCCAAGACCCGCACTTTCAACGCGCTGATCGTGTCCTGGCCGACCATCCCCGAAGCCGTCGTCAACGGCGTGCAGGTCGGCTCTGCCCAGATCCAGGTCAACGGCGCTGTGACGGTGGCGTAACCTATGGCGATCATCAACGATAAGGCCGCCCTCCTGGGGGCGGCCCAACGCAAGGAAGAGTTGGTCAAGGTGGGCGAAGGCGATGTTCGCGTGGTGGAGCTCGGGGCCGTCGATTACTTGAACATGCTCGCCGCCTGCGAGAAGGAATTACAGAAAGAGCCCATCCTTGTCGTGGTCGGCTCATGGGCGTGCGTGGACGAAAGCGGCCAGCGCCTCTTCACGCTCGACGAATTCAAGACCCTGAACCGCGAGACTCAGTTCAAGCTCGGTGGCGCGGCCATGAAATTGAACTGGCCGGAAGGTGAACTTGAAAAAAACGCCCAGGAGGGCGAGAGCGCCGATTCGGTTTCCGACTCGCTCTAGCCCTCGGGTATCCGCATCCTGACTATCTGCTGCAACATTTGACCATGCGGCAGCTGAAGGAGTGGGAAGAATATTACGCTGTCGAGCCATGGGGCGACGATCAGCACGAGGCCCGAAACGGCCTGCTCTGCTCGATCCTGGCGAACATCCACCGCGATCCGAAGGCAAGGCCGCAGGCGTTCCAGATGAAGGACTTCATGCGGGGCGGCGGGCACGAGGAAGTGGTACTGACGGATGAACAGATCGAGCGGCAAATTGACCTGATCCTGGGGGTGTGACGATGCCGATGATGAGCGCACATGTACGAGTGACCGACCTTGACGGCCTCGACGCATCCCTTTCCGAGATCATGGACGCCGTTGACCAGAACCTTGAAGAGACGGCTCGGTTCGTCGAGCAGGAAGCCAGGGTGAGCGCAGCTTTTCAGGACAAGACCGGGAAGCTGCGCAAGTCCATCAAGCTCAAGAAATCGAAGTTCGAGGACGGCGGCTGGATCGTCCAGGCCCGTGCACCTCATGCGCATCTAGTCGAGTTCGGCCACGTCAAGTGGCTCTGGGGGCGCCCTACTGGTGATCGCGTACCTCCGCATCCGTTCCTGCGCCCTGCTCTTGAAAAAGGAATCCGTCACGCCGTGGCGAAGTTCAAAGGCGGTGTGAAGAATGGCTAAAATTTCCGGTATCTACGTCGAGATTCGCGGCGACGCCACGCAGCTCAAGCGCGAATTGCGAGAGGCCCGCGACCTCGTCACCCAGCAAGCGCAGGGCATGTCCAACGCATTGAACAATGCGCTCTCCCCGGCCCAGCTCAAGAATTCCGTAAATGGCCTCACGCGCAACCTAAACACCCTCGCCAACGCCTCGAAGTTGACCGGAAAGGAATTCGGGCTCATCAGCGCAGACCTTGGCAAGCTGCAGCGCATTACGGGCGTTTCTGCGTCCGAGTTTTCCAAGCTTCAGTCGCGAATGATGCAGACTTCTGCTGCCAAGGCTCAGGAGCAGGCCCTGCGCAATATCGCCAAGGCCGCGAACCTGTCCACGGCCGAGGTGCGGCAGCTTGGGCGGCAGATGGGCGTGAGTGCGGCCAGCATTGCCAGCGTGGCTGGGGCTAGCCATCAGGCCGCCCGTGGTCTCACCGCGCTCAGCGTGGCCGGGGGCATGGTCGTTGCCAGCGTTGTGTCCGAACTGGCCATGCTTCCAAAAGCAGTTCTCGACGCTGGCATTGCCATGGACAGCCTGCAGCGCTCGTTCGTCGCGATTACAGGCAGCCAGTGGGGTGCCGCCGAAATGATGGCGTACTTGCGCGGAGAGGCAGGCAGGCTTGGGCAAAATTTTTACGAGTTGGCTCCAGCGTTTAAGTCCTTGTCCGCAGCGGCTAGGGGCACAACGCTTGAAGGCGAGGAAACCCGCAAAATCTTCTCGGCGGTCACGGCCGCGTCAACGGCGCTTGGGCTTTCCGCCGATCAGACCAAGGGCACCCTGCTTGCCCTGGAGCAGATGATTTCCAAGGGCACCGTGAGTATGGAAGAGTTGCGCAGGCAGTTGGGCGACCGGCTCCCGGGCGCGTTCCAGCTGGCAGCCCGGGCCATGGGCGTTTCCACGCAGGAACTCAACAAGATGGTGGCAGAAGGCAAGGTCATGGCTGACGACCTGTTGCCGAAACTGGCTACCGAGCTTGAAAAAACCTACGGCAAGGCTGCGCAGACATCGGCTCTTGAGTCTGCGCAGGCGGCAATGAACCGCATGTCTGAGGCGTGGACGGACCTGAAAAACAACCTGTATGCGAGCGACGAGGCTGTGGCCGGCATCAATCGCGTTACCGAGGCATTGAAGACACTCGCCGAATGGGCGAATCTACGCAGCGTTTCCAAGACCTTCGCGCAAGGCGCTAAAATGGCGGCAGAGGGCAAGTTTGACTATCAGCAGTTTGTGCAGGCGTCGTTCATTGACCGCCAGAAAATGGTTGACAGTGGTGGCCCCCTGCACACCTGGCGCGCCAAGGTCAACCGTGCCGACGTGCGGACGGCGTCAGCGCCCATTACTGCGACTTTACAGGCGGCTCCTAGCGTGGCCGGTTCCAGTTCCGCGGCCCGCGAAGCCGAGCAGCAGGCCCGCGCCCACGAGAAGATGCTTGCCGACGGCAAAAAAGCCGCCGACGCCCTCGACGCGTATTGGCAGGACTACGAGGACGCCAGAATCCAGGCCGTGGCCGAGGGCGTGGCGGATCGCGCCAGGGCGCAGGAAAAAGACCTCGCGTTGGTGGCAGAGTTTGCCGAAAAGCACCGCGAAATCGTCCTCGGCGAAACCGAGTTCAAGCGCGCCCAGATCGAGGCCCAGGCCGACGTTTACCGCAAGGCAGGGGCTGATGAAGTCGCTATTGCGCAGTGGGTCGAGGCCGAGAAACTCAAGGTTTCCCGTGAGTGGTCCGACGGTGTCCAGCGCGGCCTGGCGGACTACGCCGACAGCGCCACCAACGCGGCCCAGCTTGCCCAGGACGCCATCACCGGTGGCTTCAAAGGCATGGAAGACGCGCTGGTTGATTTTGTGACCACGGGCAAGATGAACTTCGCCGACTTCGCAGATTCGGTCATCAAGGACATGGCGCGGATCGCCATCCAGCAGAGCATTACCGGGCCACTGGCGTCTGGCGCTGGGGACTTCCTCAAGTACCTCATAAGCCCGAAGGCGACCGGAAGCGCATCCACCATTGCCTTTTCCGGTGTGGCATCTGCCAAGGGCAACGTGTTTGAGTCTGCTGGCCTCCACGCCTACGCCAACACCATCGTCTCAAAGCCCACAATCTTTCCCTTCGCCCGTGGCGTCGGCCTCATGGGCGAGGCTGGCCCCGAGGCCATCATGCCCCTGAAGCGCGGGCCTGACGGGACGCTGGGCGTTCGTGGCGGCGGCTCTAACGTGGTCGTCAACGTCATCGAATCCCCCGGCAACGGCGGACAGCGACAGGATCGCCAGGAGGGCGGAACGACGATCATAGACATCATGGTCGAGCAGATCGAGGCAAAGCTGGCCAGCAACACAATGCGCGGCCAGGGGCCTCTTTACAGCGCAAACAAGCAGGCGTTCGGCTTGACCCGTGCGCCGGGAGCATACTGATATGCCATCATGGCCAGCAACACTACCGGCTCCGATGGTGGCCGGGTACGCGCTCAACCCGGTGGACATGACCGCCCGCACCGAAATGGAGGCAGGACCTGCCAGGGTGCGCCGCAGATCATCGGCCCGCGTTGATATGGTCCCCGTCCAGTGGTCAATGTCAGATGCGCAAATGGCGATTTTTCGGGCCTGGTTCGACGACCCGGCGGAAGCGGACGGCGGGGCCGCGTGGTTTACCGTCTCACTGCTCATGGGCAACGGTGGTTTCCAGACCGTGACAGCCCGCTTTTCCGGCATCTGGCAGGCCGCCTACGTGCCGCACTTGCGCTGGCAGGTCCAGGCGACCCTGGAGGTAAGGGATGCCTGATCCGACGCTTTCTGAGGCCATCATGGAGGCCTACGCATCAGCCCCGGCGGGGGTCATCATCCACCACACGCTGGAGCTTCGGCATCCGACCATGACGGCCCCGATCCGCATTGTCCGGGATCACCACAGTCTGACCGCGTTTCTGGAGTCAACGGCCCCGGCAAACCCTGGGGCAGAGGTCACGTTTGTGGGCTACGCCTTCGACTTCCTCAAACCCGAGGTCGGCCCGGACGGCGTGCCCCGCATGGCGATTACCATCGATAACGTGAGTCGCCTCATCACTGCGGCAATCGAGAACGCGCTGACCTCAACGGAGCCGATCACGGCCACTTATCGGGAGTACATCTCCACGGATCTGACCGGCCCGCAGAATGACCCGCCGATACACATGGAGATCCTTTCCGTCACCTGCGACGTTTTCCGCGTCACGGCCCAGGCCGGATTCCCGGACCTGCTCAACCGAAAGTTTCCGACGCTGGAATACACGGCGGAAGAATTTCCGGGGCTGGTATCAGCATGAGCGAGTTTTTGCAGTACATCGGCAAGCCCTATGAGCGCGGGGCGCAGGGGCCGGACAAGTACGACTGCGGGGGGCTGGTCCGTCAGGTCCAGCAGGCCCATTTTGGCATCCCTATGCCGGTGGTCATCGCCCCGGATTACGACGATGCCCTGGGCATGGTCGGGCTCATTCGCACGCAGGCCGAGGCCCAGGGCTGGCGCTCCGTCCAGTGGCCGCCAAAGCACGGCGACATCGTTGTGGTCCGCAGGCCCTACCATGTCGGCGTCTGGCTCGACATAGACGGCGGCGGCGTTCTGCACGCTGTCCGTGGGGCGGCACAGGTCATTTGGACGCCGGATGCGGCCTGGCGCGTGTCCGGGTTCGGGCGGTGCGAATATCTCAGGCACAGGAGCCGCATGTGAAGCACTCGACAGTCATCTACCATGAGCATGCCCTGGTGCCCTCCAAGCGGCGCATCGAGACAGCCACGGGCCAGACCATCGCGGCCCTCGATCCGAAATGGCAGCGGCCCTACATCGCCCTTCTGGACGGCAAGCCGGTGCTCCGTAAGGATTGGGCCTTGTACGTCGAGAATGGGCGCATCCTCGTTTTTATCGACGTTGAAGCCCTACCGGCTGGAGGTGGCGGTGGGTCGAATCCGCTTCGGATTGTGGCTATGCTGGCAGTGGTGGCTTTGGCCGCCGTTGTCACTGGCGGTGTCGGCGGAATGGCCGTGTTTGCGAACGGCGGGACGGTTCTTGGGCTTGGAGGTGCTTCGTGGGGCGCGATTGCTGGCGGCGCGGTCATGCTCGTCGGGTCCGCCGTCGTCAACGCCGTCTTACCACCTCCCCGCATGGGCCTTCCTGGGCAACAGTCCATCCCGCAGGCGTCGCCCACGTACAACCTCCAGGCGCAGGGCAATTCGGCACGCATCGAGGCCGCAATCCCCGAGCATTTCGGGCGCTGTCTGGCGTTCCCGGACTTCGCAAGCCAGCCCTATCAGGAGTTTTCGGGCAACGAGCAGTTTCTCTACCAGCTTCTGTGCCTGGGGCGCGGGCATTATGACATCGAGGCGATCCGCATCGAGGATACCCCGATCAGCAATTTCGAGGAGATCACATACGAGGTTTACGGCCCATATCAGACCGTGACCCTCTTCCCGGCCATGGTCGTGACCTCGCCCGAGGTGGCCGGGCAGAACCTGCCCACTGGCTCATGGGTCGGGCCTTTTGTCGCCAACGCGGCGGACACCCTGGCCGGGTTTTTGGGCGTCGATTACGTGGCCCCTCGTGGGCTTTTTTACGCCAACGACAACGGCAGCCTTTCCGCCCGCTCCGTCACTGTCCAGGCCCAGGCCAGGGCCATTGACGCGGACGGCGTGGCTATTGGCTCGTGGTTTGATTTGGGCACGCACACTTATTCAGCCGCGACCACCACCCCGCAGAGGTACAGCCGGAAATACACGGTCACGCCGGGCCGGTACGAGGTGCAGGTGCGCCGCACCACGGCCAAGGAAACCGGGACGCGCGTGGGCCATGACTTCGTTTGGGGCGGGCTCCGGGCCTACCTCCAAGACGATTCGACCTATGGCGACGTGACCTTGATCGCGCTCCGAATGCGGGCCAGCGACCAGCTGACCAGCATTTCCAGCCGGAAAATCAACGTCATCGCCACTCGCAAACTTCCGGCTTGGAATGGGTCTATCTGGACCGCCCCGCAGGCTACCCGGTCAATCGCCTGGGCAATGGCTTATTGCTGCAAGCAGATCGGCCTGACTGACGCCCAGATTGACCTTGCCGGGCTCGCGGCGCTGAACGCCACCTGGGCCAGCCGGGGCGACTACTGTGACGGCAGAATCGATTCCAGCATGTCTTTCTGGGAGGCCCTACAGCGCATCGGCAGGACCGGGCGGTGCAAACCCTACATGCAGGCCGGGGTAGTCCGGTTTTTCCGGGATCAGCCCGCAACCCTGCCCGTGGCCGTGTACTCCGTCCGCAATATCGAGCGCGGGAGTTTCGGCGTGGACTACATCATGCCGAGCCAGCAGACCGCCGACGCGATCAGTGTGTCCTATTTCGACAGCGGCGTTTGGAAGATGAAGCGGGTCGAAGCCAAGCTGCCCGGCTCCACGGCGACCAGGCCCGCGAAGCTGGACATGGGGCTCGTCACTGGCCGCGATCAGGCTTTTCGGGAAGGCATGTACGAAGCCGGGTGCAACCGCTATCGGCGCAAATTGGTCAAATTTACGACTGAGATGGAGGGATTTATCCCCTCGTTCGGGGATCTGATCTTGATCCAGCACGATATGCCGGCATGGGGCCAGGGCGGGGATGTAGTCGGTTGGGACGCGGCAACATCCACGTTGACACTCTCCGAGCCGCTGACTTGGGAGTCCGGGCAGAATCACTACATCGCCATGAGCAAGAAAAACGGGGCCATGGTCGGGCCGTTTCTTGTCACTCCCGGCGCAGAGCCGAACCAGTGCGTTGCCTCCGAAGACCTCATTGATGACCAAGGTGGACCCTTTGAGCCCTACACCGGGAGCCTCTACGAGCGGACGCGATTTTCGTTCGGTTGGGCCGAGACCTGGGGCCAGAAGGCCCGTGTGCTTCAGTGCATCCCCAGGAGCATGACGCGGGTCGAAATTCAGGCCGTCAATGAACACGATTCAGTCCATACCGCCGAGGTCGGGCAGGTTACGCCTCTCGCTCCGGTCAGCCAGATAGCCAACTACACTGCGGCCCCGGCCCTGCGCGGCCTCATCGCCGTGTCGAGCCCGGATGACGTATCCACGATGGTGCTTTCCTGGGAGCCGTCGCCCTGGGCAGAATTCTATCTGATCGAGGTTTCCAATGACGGCACGACATGGACCCGCATGGGCGACACTACAGCAACCAACTTCATCACGC